GCTGCTTCTGCTGCTGATGCTGCTGCTGCTGCTTATGCTTCTGATGCTTATGCTTCTGCTGCTGCTTATGCTGCTGCTTATGCTGCTGATGCTTCTGCTTATGCTGCTGCTTATGCTTCTGCTGCTGCTTATGCTTCTGCTTCTGCTGCTGATGCTATTACTTCTGCTTCTGCTGCTGATGCTGCTGCTGCTGCTTATGCTTCTGATGCTTATGCTTCTGCTAGAAAAAAGAATAGTCAACAAACCTCCGATATATGTGTAGATATATTAGGTGAATTAATAATTGAAGCAGTTAATAGTAGGTTAACCAAATAAAAAACAAAAGAGTTATGCCATTTTATAGAGGAACGACTCCCGATGGTTCAGATATGGAAGAAGTGGAAGGTATGTATATCAATCCTAAAAACCCTAATGAATGGAGTAATATGCCATATCCAATAGGTGCTGCTAAACCATTTAAACCATGTACAATACATGAATATGTAGAGTGGAAAGGAGAACTTAAAAACGGAGTTCAAATGAATGATTGGATTTGTAGAAAATGTAGTAAACATTTAATTTAAAACCTTAAACAATGAGTAACCTAGATAAGTTAATAGAATGGATAGATGGATATAAACAATTGTATGCTCATTCAGAAGATTGTATGAAAATGGCAGAAACAATAAAAGCTAAAGTATTGCAACTCCAAAAAGAAGAACCTAAGACATATACACAAGAGGACTTAATAGGATTTGCAAATTGGATTTCTGAAAACTATACTCCAAATGGAAGAAAAGAATGTTGGGATTCAAAAGAATTAAATAGTAAATATGAATCTAAATATCTAATAGACTCTACTAAAGATTTATTTGAAATGTACCTAAAAAATAATCCACCTAAAAACAGTTTAATATGAAAAAATTTAAATCTTTATTATTCACTATGTTAATAGTAGTGTGCTTCTTTTTATTCGAAATTTTGATCATTACTTATTCCACGATTGGATTATTTTTGATTGTGGTGTTAATAATCGCAACATTAATTTACGGTGGATATCTAGTGTTTAAAGATTACGTAGAACAAAAAAATAGTAGATCACTCAAAAATTAAATAACATTCGTATAATCAAATCAATTATATTTAATCAAACAAATAATAAAAATGGCACAAATTATCAGTTATCACGTTTTGACTGCAGCTAGTGGAGATGCATTAGCAGCATCAGTACAAAGCGCAGTACAATCAGATTGGCAACCTTTTGGATCTGTATCTGTAGCAGCATTAAAAGATGGAAGCTTAGTGTATGCACAAGCGATCATTCAAGCTTTACCAGAGGTACCAAAAATACCAGTTCAGTAAGAATTAATTAATTGGGCTAGAGAATTCTCTGGCCCTTTTTATGTAAATTAAAAAATTAAAAATATGAGAAAACAAGGCGGTTATTCAGAATTAACAAAAAGTGGTAAAGGCAACAAAAGCTTGAGTGTGTTCTACAAAAACGGAACATTTTCCAATAAAATTGGAATATATCAAGGAAAACCCAGTATCTATAAACCAACTGCGTACATTAAATCTTTACCTTTAGAAACAATTAAAACAATCATAATTAACGAAACAGGAGAAATTATTTGGGCTGTTACATCTTCGATAGTGTATAATGATAAAAATTTTAAATTTGAAAGCTTAAATCAACGTGGATATGCATCTATGTCACATTAAAATTAAAAATATGAAAAAAATTATTGTATTAATTAGTCTAATTATGTTCATACAATCATGCGTAATTACAACATATAGACATTGCCCAACAAATGATAAAGACTACTTTAGAAAAATGGAAGGCATAAAAAAACAACATTACAAATTTAACCAACCGTATTAATTATGGAATTGCAAGTATTACATGATGAAGTACCACTTATTGGTAGAACTCTAGAAGAACAAGAACAAATAGAGTTAATTCTTGTAGAAGCTAGTGCATGGGGTCTTAAGTGGGAAGTAGAAACTTTTGCAAAGAAATTCTTATTTGATGGGGAAACAGAAGATCCTGTAATAGCCACAATTTGGGCCTTTGAAGATTGGATTAAATAGAATTATCCGCATATTTATAGGTACAAATAAACTCAAATGCAAGGATCTTACGATTTACAAAAGTGGTTAATGAGAGAGTATGCTAATGATAGTATAGACTTTTCTCCTCAAGGAATGGCGAATCAGTGCATTGAATTTGTTGAAGACATGGAGAATCGTATTGCAGAAATGCAAATAGATCAAGAATTTAAGGGAGAGTTACACACAAATTTAGAATCTTTAAGAAAGAAACTAAATGATCTAGTATCAGGGCTAAACAATTAATATTTATTATTATACACAAATATCAATATGTCACAAGATCAATTCAACATTAAGAAATTTCTAAAAGAAAACCAGAGTGGTCCTTACGGAGTAATTAAAAAAACCTCGACTAAGAAAAAATCTAATAGATCTCTCAATGAGAACTATATAGATTTAATGCCAGTTGGGGGTGGAAACACTTTCAAAGGGTATACCAATGATCTAAGAGAAGATGAAACTTATTTAGGCCCTAAAAAACCAGCTCCTAATAAAATTTATGCAGAACCTGAGGCAGACCACGAACAAGAGGTTAAAGATAACGCTTGGATGCATGATATAGATGGAGAACAAGTTGGAGAATTCATAGTTAACTATGAGTATCCAGGAATCATCACTTGGGACAAGCAAGGTGCAGATCAAGATATGTTCTTCGCTGCGACTCCTAAATGGGATAATCAACCAGGTACTCCCATAGAAGCTATTTTTGCAGAAAGAAATCCAGATCAAGAAATGATCTACTCGGAAAAACAAGACGAATTTGGATCTTTTGAAGAGTACGCAGAAACAATATATCCAATTATTAAAAAATGGATGGATCAAAATAGTCATGAAGAAATGGATGAAGACTATAAACATTCTGACTTATCTCAAGATGGTACTGGTGCATTAAGCGGTATAAAGGGTGTTATACATCCTGACGATTTAGAAGAATTTGATGCAGAAGAACCGGGATACGATGATGAGATTCCATATCATGATCGCTTTTGGGAAGTTGGAGGAAGAGAAATTTCACGTGCAGTAGAAAATTTATTAGATGATGGTTTTCATATGAATGATATTATAGAGTTCATTAAACAAATGTAATCTTGAAAAATAACTTTGACATCGTAAAATACATCACAGAACAAAAATTTGGTGCTACGTTCAAGTACGATGAAAAGGGAGGTAATACTTACGACAATGATTACGCATCTAAGTATTACATAATGGAGGCCGACCCAGAATGGGACAGAGTAGATTACGATAAGGCCGACGTTATGATAAGAGGTGAGTTCTGGCAGGAAGGCGGAGCAAGATTGTACGATGTTATATGTAAATTAGTAGACTCTGGCCACAGTGACGGGACTATCAAGAAACACTGTATAGAAACAGTTCATGCTATAGAGAAAAAGGTAAAAGATCCTCAAGCAGACGGTAACCTACAAGATGGTCCTGAGGCTTTGTTGGATATGTACATAAATAACGCAAAACAAAGACATCACAAGTAAAATGAAAAAGAACATCATATTAAAAAGTCTATTAGAAGAATTTCCTGTAAAAAAAGAAAGCAGTATTCAAACAACCAAACGTTTTAAAGACGACGGAGAAAATTTTCCTGTTACTTATCGTGGATTGGAAAATACAAAAGGTGGTCTGCAAATTGAATCTGGTGTATTCGACATATTAAGATCAGGTAAAGGCTCTGAACAAGAAATCTTAAACCTTGTTAAAAAAGCTTTTATAAGATACAAGAAAGAATATTAATTCGTAATCATACATGTTCAAAATGCTTAAAGCCTCGGCTAGTCACCGGGGTTTTTTCTTGCTATAACATGAAAGATATATTGTTTTAAATCATCAAAATTTTTTACATTTATATAAATAAAAGTTATGAGGTTACCTACTTCACCGTATTTTACCAGACAAGAAGAATACAGAGACGATCCATGGAAAATGTTGATCGTTTGTTTTATGTTAAATCAAACCCATCACAGACAAGTAGACGAAGTTAGGGAACAGCTGTTTCTCAAGTGCAATACACCGGAAGCGTTAATTAGTTGTCCGGACGAGGAAGTAATTAAGATCATCAAACCTCTTGGGTTCTACAATCGTAGGGTAAAAGCTTGGAAAGAATTCAGTTATCAGTGGTTGGAAGCCTGTGATAATCATTACAATCCAATCTATATCACAATTGAAGAAATCGAAAAGATGAAGGGAGTGGGCAAATACGCTCTAGATTCTTGGAAAATATTTCAATTATTCGATTATTCAGTTGAACCAGAAGATCATGTGTTAAACTTTTACGTTGAATGGGCAAGGGAAGAAAAGAAAAGAATTTTACGGGAACAGGGAACTTTAAGGCCGATGTCTGTGTACTATTCCCATTACAAAGATGCTCGTGAAGCAGAACCAAATTGGATGCGATTCAAAGATTATGTGTGTGTGGTAATGGCAAGAACTCAAGAGGAAGCGGTAGAAAAAACTAAAAAGATAGCTCTAAATCAACACGGAGCAAAACACATAAAAGTAGTCGGTATAGGTTTCGCAAAAGAAGAGTGGGTTAACGAAGAAAAGTGGATTGAAACCGACCCAGATTATTACAGAGAACAAGCGCAATTATTAAAACAGAGATTAGAATCAAAAAGACAATTAGACACAACATGGTAACAGCAAATCCAAAGTGGATAAAACCCACAAAATATTACAACGAATTCCTTAGGTATTTTCAGATGGCAAAAATACAACAAGAGGAGTGCAATTTAGGCAGAATTAAACACTCAGAAAGCTCTGTTCCTGATGATCTAATGAAACACGTTGAGTTGTACGATGTTGTGGAAAGGAAGTACGCAGGGTTCTCCCAAATAGTCAATGATGTGTTCTACGGATGGAGCGAAGATCATCCTTATTGGAATAAAATGAAAGAGGGTCTAATGACCAAACAAAGGGAAACTATCTCCAAAGATTGGACCGGGAAAAGGCAAGTTTTTGGTTTAAAAGAATGGTTGTACCTATTTTTATTTCATCGATTAACTGGGTCTGGAATTAATTACGCATATAAGCCCTCTGGATATTATAATACTTTGTTGTCAGACATGCACGTAGCGGATAACATCGATCAAATGATTGAAGTTATCAAAGATGCTAAGCGACCATTCTATACATCAGTTGGATATCAATTTCCAAGCTTTCCAAAACCCATCGAAGGATACAAACGTGGTGGAGATTATTTTCTTTGTGAATACGTACCACAATTATCTTACGATTTAGCTTTCTTCTTAGAAAACGGAGATAAGAAAGATTTACGTGAAGTTGGTGATTTCATGTTTAAATGGAATGCAGATCGTGGTCTTAGAGCGTTTAGATTTCAATACGCCGCAGTGATTGCAGATATTGCAGATTGGTTTCCAGATTTCGTGAACAGAGAAAGCCCGTTCTATTACGGTACAAACGCTATTGAGTGCATTGAGTACCTTGCTACAAGATCCACTAAAATGCCAAAAGAAGTATTTTTGGACTCAGTAATAATGAAGATCTACGAGGACACAGGAAGTTTTCCTTATAATGCAGAGGACGTGGCGTGCGATGCGATCAGATGGATTGAAAATTATGTACGTCCAGGCGCCGATTATGATCACTTAGATTTTGACCATGTTTGGAATAGCTCTTCTATTAAAGATCACCCTTACGGTAGACAAAAAGCAATGCTAGATCTTGGTTTGGTACCAAGCTTTAACGGTATGTCAGCGCACCCATCCGACGATAAAGTGATTAAATCTTTGCTAATTACAGAAGAACAATACAAAGAAAAAGTAAACGAACTATACAAATAATATGAGTGATATACTATATCCATCGACTTGCGAAGTAGAATTTAAGGGCAAAAAACCAAAAGATTCTTGGATGAAAGAATGGCCTTTAGAACAAAGAATTCAAAAATTCTTTGAATTTTGCTCAAAATTTGATTTAAGAGAAGATGAATTATTGAAAGATGAATATCAAATTTTTAGTCATAGATTATTATGGGCTGAGCATCCCTACTGCACTGTGATGCAGGAAGTTACAGATAATGAATTAAGAATGTTTTATACTCTTGTTTTTAGTTTTACTAACGAACATTGGGGAACTTTTATGAAACTAAAGAACGAAGGTATTGAAGCTACAAGACAACATTTTACGCAAAATAGACATGCAAGAAACGATCTATTTCAAATCTATTATCCAAAGGGAACTAACGTAAAAGATTGGATTTTGGATGGCCCCGCAAAAGCCGCAAAAGATCTTGCTTACCTGTTACAAGACGTAGAAAATGGAAATAATTCAACACCGTGGACAATGATGGGATTCGCTAAAATACTTGAAGCTTATTTTAAAAAGCACCAAGGATTTAGAAGTCCTCTATATCCTTGTAAAAATACGGCTAGATACATTGCAATGAGTTATCCGCATCTAGTGGACCCAGAATCAATTCTTTTCGGTGGTACAGGTCATTTTGATGGACTACATCAAATCTTTGGTGGACAGAATTTAAACGGGAAAGTTAAATATCTTATAAGTGAAAATGGGGAGTTTATCCCTCAGAACAAATACGCAGACCAATGGTTATATCAGATGGATCTATTAGTCAATCACCCTTTAAACCCCATGACTTCCCAGAAGTATTTAAACATAGAAGATAAGACATGTTTTTTTTTCAAGGCGATCGCTATTAGACATGGCGCAAAAAAACCAACCAAACAAATTCCTTATACTTGGATTTTTCCCGATACGTTTAATTTATCTAATAGACCGGAATTTTTAGATGAGGTAAAACATAAAGGTTTAATGTATGAATAATACTTTGGATCTTACAATAAAGGTATCCAGTACAGAAGTCTTATGTATTAATATGCATATTTATTAGAAAATATTAATCCAAAAAAAAAACAAATGGACAACAAGCAACTTTCAATGAGTATTAAAAAACTTCTTAAAGAAGTTGAAAATACAGATAAATCGGCTAAATATAAAGCGGCTTCAGCAAAAGCTGCTCAAACAAAAAAAGATAATGAGTTAGAGAAATTAGCTACTAAAAAAGCAGCAGAACAATTAGGACTATCTCCAAAAGAACAATTAGCCATTACTCTTAGAGGTTACGAAGGACCTAAAGGTGATGAATGGCATCGTTTAACTCAAAAGATACTTAAAAAACTTAAAAATGGCAATTAAATTAGCAGATCTTTTAAAAGAAGCTATCTCTAAAAAGAAAGTACCTACACCTGATGCTTTATCAGATATAAATAAAAAAATATCTCAATATAAAAATACTCTATTTGGAATAGCTTATTTTAGAATTGATTCTTCTGCAAGAGGCACAGATCGCTATGATAAAGATTACGATATAAAAAAGAATAAAATTACTGAATTTATAAAATCGACTCCTTACGCAGTATATATATTGGCTAAAATGGATCCAAAATTCTATCTTGGACTTACTAGAAATGAACAATGGTGGGCAGGAGATAGTTTAGAATCTATATTAAAAGATATGGCTTTCACAATTAGTTTATCATCGCAAGGAGAGCCAGCAGTGTATGTTGTATATAAAAACGGTAAACCCATTAAAAAAGGATCAGGATTACCAACAAATATAAATAAATAAAAATGGCAATAAAATTAGCAGATCTTTTAAAAGAAGACAATACAGAAGAAAAAAATGTTTTTATAAAAGATGTTATAATATTAAATAAACTAGCTTTTAAGATTGCTGGAGTTATTGTGCAAACTAAAACAGGATTTACTGGATATCTAAAAAAATATTCATCAGGTACTTTACCTGCAACTGGATTTAGAAGTCAATCTTCTTTTCATGAATCTTATGGAGATACTCTATATAAAACAGAAAAACCGATAACTAAAAAAGAAGATTGTATTAAACAACTAGAATCAGCTGTTAATTCAATTAAAATTAAATAAGTAAAAATGGAGCTCTTTAGAAGCTCCTTTTCTTTTTCCTATATATTCAATTACAATTTCTATTCTTCATCGTCCTGTAAGTCTGGCACAGCAGGGGACACATCTCTACGATAGAACTTTCCTAAAACATTTTCGTTATAGGAATCCACACTTAAAACTTCCATTACCATTTGATAATAGGTTTCCCAATAGCTCATTTGTTTTTTTGCGGTGCAGATCTTTAGTATCTCTCTAGTGAATGCGTCTTTACCCAATAGTTTAATGTCTTCCATTACAAGTTTACTAGAACCGTAATAATCTGTCCAATTACTTTCTTTTATTTCCTTTCTTTTCTTAGGAATCCTCCCTGGTTTAACCCATTCGGAAATTTCTTTCTTGGTTAGTTTTTTGGTCAATACGTTCCTAAGGATCTTTTTACCGACGTAGAATTTGCCGGATTTTGTGTTAGTGACTTTATAAACAAAGCCAACTGCAGTATCAGGGAAGTCACTCATTTTTGTGTATTCTTTCCCTTCGTGTAACCAATTTCCCATAGACTAATTTATTATAAATATACTAGCTATCCCAACGAATTAAATAATTTTTATTTATCCAATTTCTAATAGTTTTTCTAGATACATTAAAATGATTAGCAGCAGATACAGTAGAATCAATAATTTCTTGCGTATCTATTATTATAATAGATTTTTTATTTTTACTAGGAAATTTACTTTTTATTCCTTTTTTGAGACTTTGCATTTTTTATTATTTTATCATAAATTTTTTGATAATCCACAATTAAGAATCATATCTAATGATAAATGTTATATCGGTATTAGAAGGAATTGGATACGGAGTCGCTAGTTTTCCAACTACTAGTAATTCATTTTTTTCGTTATATAATCCAACGGTAGTTGCATAAGGTGTGAAACTGGATCCACTTACATTATCATTTATTTTTCCTGATTTTATATAACTATAGCTTCCTGTGAATCCCAAAGGAGTAAAAAATGGTCCTTGAGATCCTGATATTAAATAAGATCCTGTTGTAAAACTTGAACTATTAAACATTGTGGGATTCAAAGAATAATTAAAATCATTTTCTGATACATGGCATCTTACTTCATTTTGATATATTGTGGATTCTGCTGCTAATGTAAGAGTAAAAGGTACGTATGAAAATGCCATGATTTAATTTTTTATTACCAACTAGTTACAGTTGAACAAGGTTGAACTGTTATAGTAACAGTTGTAGATCCTACTACTATTGTTCCTCCACTATTTACTGTCACAAATGTTCCTGTTCCTGGGTCTATAGATATTTGATTGTAAGCTCCACCAACCAATCCAATTTGCTGTGATCTTACAGATGATCTATTGGCTGAGTTAGATTCAAATCCTCCAGCCGCAGAATTAAATGTATTTCCTGAACTTATTGACATTGGATTTGTGCTTAATTGGAAACTATCTATATCAGTACCAAAATTACATCCAGGAGCATTATATCCAGTAACCAATAAATTCTGTATTCTAATAGTTGAGCCTAATGCTTTTGATAAAGTCGCATTAAATGTAGGTCCTCCTATTGATGGTGCTGTAAATGAAATTGTTAGTGTTGCAACATTAGGCGCTGATGTACTAGGTGTTACAGTAGGTGTTACACTTATACTAGGTGTTACTGTTACTGTAGGAGTTACACTAGGTGTTACGCTAGGCGATAATCCTGGAGTAGGTGTAGCACTAGGAGTGGTTGATACACTAGGTGTTGCACTAGGAGTTCTAGTTACACTAGGAGTTACTGAAGGCGTAACCGAAGGTGTTACTGTTAAACTAGGCGTCGGGCTGAAAGAAATACTAGGAGTTACACTAGGAGTAACCGTCACACTAGGTGTAGGACTTACAGACGGCGCAATGTATCCAAATCCAGAAAGATTAATATAATTTTGACAAGCTCCCATTGATCTAACTTGTATAGTAGTAGCTAGATTGGGTACAAGCTTAGATAGATATCCTACTAATAAAGAAGCTTTAGATACATTCGTCTCAAAAGGAGTTACGTAAGAATCTGCGTTAGAGTACAAATTAAATGGACCTGTGTCCACTCCTGCAGAAGTTAATGTTATATATACTGATCTAGCCATTTATTATAAATATACTTTAAATCAAAGGATTTTCAGGTCCAAATTTTTTAGTAACACTAGGACTAATTGGAGGTGAAGGTAAAGGTATAGGATCTTGAGTTGCTATTAAATTTTTCTGAATTTTAGAATCCTTTCTTTTTATAAAATAAATAAAAATCCCTACCACTCCAATAAGAGTTAAAATTGATAAAATAGCGATTAGATTTGTTGACATATTTTTAAATATTTAATGATTAACAAGCTGTGCCTAATGTGTATACATAAAGGTTCGTAGATCCACCCGGCGTAAATACTGTTTCATGAGGACAACTAGTAGTACCAGGATAATTACCAGTTGCAGCATTATTAGGATAATCAGTACCAGTTCCACCAGTAATTGGATTTGAAGGTCCCGTTGTTGCATCAGATGTTGCAAGAGTAATAGTCTGTCCAGCAGGTACATTTACTGTGCCTACTACTGAGCCTAAACCACTGTTGTATACAATTGCAGTATTTAATTTAGTATAAGAACCTGCGCCAATTTTATACCAAACATATTTTACTGGTGAATCGCCGCTAGGCACTTTAGCATTTATAGTCATAGTGTAAGAACTAACTGAGTGTGAAGTACTAGGAGTTATACTAGGTGTTATACTAGGAGTTGCTGTAGGAGTAGGAGTAGGTGTTGCAGAAGGTGAAGGAGCTGGACATGTTGTACATGCTCCGGCTACTACTGCAATATAACTACCATTAGTGATGGTTACTGGAACATAGACTGATCCACAAGTAATTGTGTCTTTTCCATAAGCTCCTGGGGTACACGTATTAAATTGTAAGTAATACGTTCCGCTTCCTAATCCTGTATTAGTAGTCCAATTAGTAAAGTAGCTACTATTAAATTGAGTACTGTTACAGAATGTAGTACCGTTACCTCCTAATCCAATTGATGTGAATGTACCACCACCTCCCGCAGGTCCATTACAAGCTGCGTCTGGTGTAGTACCAACTACTACTAAGTTAGCGAATAATATAGTTGATGTACTAGGAGTAACAGTAGGCGTAATACTAGGTGTCACACTAGGAGTAACAGAAGGTGTCACACTAGGAGTAACAGAAGGTGTCACACTAGGAGTAACAGAAGGTGTCACACTAGGAGTAACAGAAGGTGTCACA